CGGATTTCGGTCCGTTAATCGTGATTACCATATATTCTGATTAAAATCCTCCACTTAATATGGAAGTTAAACTGAGATGTTTGACAACTGAGAGTCAGTTTGCGGAATCTTATTCCAATTCTATCTCAAAGGTGACACCTTCTTAAACTGACGTCCCTGAAAGGGAACAGCGTAGAAGTTATGTCGACTCATATATTATTTTACAATAAAACAACTAATGAAATTAATTAATAACTTTAAAAGTCGTTTTGCTGCAAGACAACGTGTAAGTTCGAATATCGTAACTTTGTTTTCGTTACGTGATGAGCAATTATTACGTAAAACTTTATCTAAGTATATATGGAAAATTATTTCTATAGCTACTGGAAAAGTTAAAGTATCGCCTAGACTTAGAAGATTCGATAAATTCCTTTGGCTGGTTTTTAAATATTTTAAAAACCATGGGGCTTCTTTTACCATTCGATGGTTAAAAGCTTGCCACATGTCTGTACAGAGAAAACTTTCGTCTAACCCTTGTACTACTCTTCGTGATGTCGATCCACAACTACCATTGCCTCGTTTAATTAACGGGCTTCCTAGTTTTATAGGAACTATGGATAGAAAGATGATTCGAATGAATCATCCGTCTACTATCAGATTATGGTTATCTATTTTATCGATTTATCGGATCCTAGAAGGACCTTTAAACCCTAAATTAAATACCATAACTGATAAGTTTGATGGTGATTTCGACATTATTAAAAGAATAGTTTCGGTATCTAAAGATGTTTATAATTTCAATGTTGAAAGAAAAACCTTTCACAGATTGAACTTTCGAGCTTTATCAGCGTCTGATGTTACTAAATCTCTATCTGCAGGACCTAACGGTTCTGTAGCAGTGACTCAGATAATAACAGATGCTATAGCAATGGCCAAGTATCCAGAGATTTACAATGTTTATAAAAAATATTGTGTTCTGACTAATAGTCGGATTCTCTTTATGCTTGATCATTCTATAAAGTTCGCTTACGACATGATTGAAAACCATGGAGTAAGTTGGGTTAAAAAATCTAGTTCTATATCATTTGATGATATAGCATTAGGTAAATTATCCTTTAAAGAGGAAGCTGCAGGTAAATTGAGAATATTCGCAATATGCGATTATTGGACTCAATCTTTATTTGCGCCTTTGCATAATGAACTTTTTAGATTCTTGAAGGAATTACCTAATGATGGTACTTTCGATCAAGATAAGTCATTTTTAAGAGCGATGGAAAAAGCCAAAATTTATAATTGTGGTTATTCCGTTGATCTTTCTTCTGCTACCGATCGTCTTCCTATTGATCTTCAAGTTGGTATATTGGATTTTTTATTCGATAAACCTATTGGAGTTCTATGGAAAGATATCTTGGTATTGAGACCATATATGGTCAGAAAAAATAAATACATCAAAGACATAGACTATGTTCACTATAATACAGGTCAACCTATGGGTTGCTTGTCTTCGTGGGCTATGTTGGCTGTCACTCATCATTTTATATTACAAACTTGTGCTTTCCATGTTTATGGAACACGGGTCTGGTTTGATAAATATGAGATTCTTGGAGATGATCTTGTAATATTTGATAAAGCAATTTATCTCGAGTATTGCAGACTAATGGATCTACTGAAAGTAGGTATTAATCCGTCGAAATCATTAATATCAGAAGAACTTAATGCAATTGAATTTGCAAAAAGAACTGGTGTTGATGGTAATGATGTCTCAGGTTTAAGCTTTAAACAGTTTATATCTGAAGACTCTATAATGGGACGAATGAACATTGTTCTTTCTTCCGCAAAAAGAGGGTTAATCACTTCTATTCCTTTGCTCTTGCGAGCATTGGAAAGAACCAAAGGTGAGTCACTGAATTCTAATCCGAAAGGAAAAGAGATTCTTATGACTTCATTAATGGGACTATTAGGATATTTTGTTAATTCTAACAAAATTTCGCTTATAGATGCAGTAGCGTTCACGGTCGATCCTCATGATGAGGATATGGAGAACTTGGATAAACCAAGTCTTCCTATTACCATGACGTTGCATGAAATTGTTGATTTATTTAAGTCAATGAATGTAACTTCATCGGTTAAATGGGAAGCTTCACGAATATCAGATTTTGATGATCGTAAAGACGTTGCTCGAACTGAGATTGTGCCTTATATGGCAGATTCTATGGTTAGAGAAGCATTATCTAGAGCTTTGCTTTTTGCAAACAACTATGATACTGTTCTAGACGCTTATGCGAAATCACTAATTGATGAAAGAGCATTTAAATTATTTTCCAATATCGAGAAAGCTCAACTCAGATCTTTTTCTGAGATGTTCTTATTACAGAATCGTGATCCAGAAGATGTTAAGGATGAAGTATATGACTTCTTACTTAAATCTCATGAATTACCTTCTATGAAAGAAGCTACAAAATTCGTTGAATTAGTAGATAATTTCATTTCATCTTTTAAATTCGAACCGAATTCAAAAGTGAATAAAAGAGCAGAGCTGACATGGATGATGAAAGATATATCTAATGCAGGTAAACTAAAAGGAACTCCTTATTGGAGACTTCTAAGCTAGGTTATACCGTAACATGTTACGATAAACATACTAACTGACTAAGGTCTTTTACCGACAGGATCTTTGATCTTTAAGTGGGGAATCACGAAAGTGTGAAACCACCTCTATGAGGTAAATCATATATACGTCAGAACGTTTGTTTCTCATTGTAGAAAACAACCGTCGAG